TTTAAATGCTTCTCTTAACAATGGTTTCATATATCCCTTTTCATTTTGGTACAACGGAGGAATGTTTAAAGAGTACTCTACAAACGGTCTCCAAGAATAAGGAGTTCTCATTTCAACAGTACCACCCCACATCATAGATTGATTTTGTGATGGGAAGTTTCCCTTATGTACATCCTTTATTAATTTTCTTCTTGCTATATCATAAGTTTCAGGTGTATAATGAAATGCTTGAATGTGTCCATAACTACCCCAAATCTCATCAGATAAATCACCACTAAACACTACCTTAAATCCATGTTTGTTTATTTCTTCACCTAATTTGATAGTTGCAAGTGCACTACCTATATTCTGCCATTTTGTTAATTCAGTTACATATAACGTAGTATCAATTGAATTCATGATTTCATCATTTGTCATATGAATTTCATGTAATTTGATACCAAATTCTTTTGCTGCTATTCTTGCAAACTTTATATCACTACCACCCTCTGTTGTTACTACAAATGCTTCTAATTTAGGATATAACTTAGATAAAAGGTATGTTGTTATTACAGAATCAATTCCCCCACTTAGAAGTGTACAAATAGGAACATCCGAAATCATTTTTGCTTGAACGGCTTCTCCTAATAAACTTCTTATATTCTTAATAATAGTATCTCTATCGTGTTCTATTATTTCGTTAGGTAGTTCATAGTAAGTTTTAACACTATGATATAGTGTTTCATAGTTGTATTCAACGTATGTGCCAGGATAAACTGTCTTTACACTCTTCATGTAAATATCTGATAGAGGTAATCCTTTTTTCTCTGAACAGAATGCTAACTTATTAGTTAATTTATCAATTGAATACCAAAAAGGAAGTTCACCAATATAATCTCTAACAAGATATGCAGTTTTACTTCGTGTATCAATAATACAAAAAGAAAACATACCATCTAAATCTTTGAAAGAATCTACACCAAACTCTAAATAAGAATTAAGTATAATCTCAGTATCAGATGTTGTTCTGAATGGTATTGTTATTTTACTCTTAAGTTTATCGGTAAGTTTACTTCCCCATAGTTCACCATTGTAAACTATACAAACGGTGTTATCTTCATTCCAAAATGGTTGATTTGCGGTTTCTGATAAATCTTGTATAGATAAACGATTGTGAGCAAAATAGAAATCTCCAACTTTTTCAATAGTTGAGTTATCTCTACCTCTATGAATTATTTTATTCAATCCATCTTTTATAGAAGATGAATTGTAATTATTTCCACCGATAATTCCACACATACTAAAATGGAGCGTTTTGAACATCTCTCTCTATACAAGTACTCATATGGTCTGACCAATGAAGTATAAATTGTATATTAGATTTTAGATAGTTTTTTGGGTCAAATACTTTAAAATATTTTACATTATCTTCATCATACATACCATCAGTAAGTTTGATTCCGAAATATTCATTTTCATTATGTTTGATTCCATATTCTTGTAATAAGAAAAAAGTTCTATCAGTATGTGTTAAATAAGATAGTTCTGAATTACTAACATAAACTTTACCTTGATTCTTTACATGCCAATCTGAGGGATTTGTTACATAGTGAATTTTTCCTTTACTTCCTAACTTTCCTAAATCGTGGTGGAAAGCTGCAAATAATAATTCTTCTTGTGTAAAATCAATCGTACCACCTGCTTCTTTATAGAGTTTCATCATTCTGAGTGAATTTCTAGCTACATTCATAACATGGTCAATATAACCACCTTCATACGCATTGTGATAGTTTATGTTTCCACTCGCTGGTGATAACATTAGGTTTGGTCCTAATTCTTCCATTGAGTACATATGGAGTAATTTTTCTAATCTTTCTCCATCAAAAGATTTTTTAATTGCTTCGATAAACTTATTGTAGTTTTCTTCGAGTTTTTTTTCATCGTATTTATTCATAATTTTTAAGTTTTAAATGTGTGTCCAAGTTTTTCTATTTACAATTTCTTCTATATTCCAAGTAGATACTTTGTAATTACGAGCTATTACATTAGTAGAAAACCCTTGTGAATAGAGTTTTCTTATTTGTATTACTTGTTCTGAAGTTAATTTAGAACGAGGATGTGATTCACCTCGTAATCTATTACTAAAAAACCATAAGGTTTTCCCCATAATTTAATTTTGTTGTTCTCTGATTATTGGAATAGTAATTAAAGCATAATCCGCATATTGTGGATGCTTTTGTGTGAAATCACAGACTGCATCTAGTTTTAGTTTAAATGCTTCTGCAGTTTCAATATAGTATAGTACTTTAGTACCATCCATACTACTTAGTTTTTTACTCTTACTAAAAGGTACTTTTGGTGTACCTTTGATTTTTACTTCTTTGTCTTCTTGATGTACGAATTTTATTCCTGCCATATAGTATAAATTTATTTGTTACACAAATATACGAAAAATAAACGAGAAATCCAAGCTTTTTCTTAATTATTTATCTCATTGAGAGCATTTGTATATGCCATCTCTGATTGTAAACCAGCAAATCTTTGTATTTCTTTTCCGTCTTTTTCAATAATAACAGTTGGTACTGACCTAACAAAGTATTTTTGTGCTACTTCAAACTGTGAATCAATATCCACATCTTCGAAATTTATTGTACCAAACTTTGTTTTTACATTTTCCATAATAGGTGTTAACATTTTACATGGTCCACACCATTCTGCATAAAATTTCTTAACTTGTATCATATTAATTCTCCTTTTAGATTATATAATCTATGTTTTTTATTAGTTGATAAAACCTTTTCCTTAAGTTTTGTATTTATTTCTATTTTTAAATAATCAGATAGTTTTTTTAAACCATCTTCATAATATACTTCTTCATACCAAAAAATTGGAATGTTAAAGTTTTGTGATAATTTTGCTATAACATCTGAATGTTTATTGTATTCAACTAAACATCTATTTACTATCTCTTCATCTAGTATATTATATGGTTCTCTAATATCATATTTACTAAAATCATTTTTGTATTTTAGTTTTCTAAATGCCAAAGATTCAGATTGTTTCAACTTATCTTTTCTATCATATAAAATAACAGTATCAGATAAGTTTATAACATCTTTACCAAATTCGTATAAATCACTATAACCACTAGGTAACCTATGAATCATAAGTTTATACAAATTATTTTTTTTCAAAGAACCAAGTTCTCCTATATTATCTATAAAAGGTGAACTTTTTAAACCTAAATTTAAAACTTCCTTTAGGTATAACGATAAATTACTTGACCCACTTCGTGATGTACATAAAATACTAACCATCACACGCAACACAATCCGGGTCAACTGCTCTTGTTGCTATATCACCTCTAAGAACTGATTCAGTTCTCATATAATATAATGTTTTAATTCCTTGTTTCCAAGCTTCCAATGTAACTTGGTTAATCCATTTCGGTGATGCAATGGAAGGGAATGCTAAATTTAATGAAACTCCTTGGTCAATGTACTGTTGTCTAACACCAGCTTGTTTAACCAAATCCATTTGATTTATTTCTTTGAAAGTTCTGAAAACATCTTTAACATGATACACTTTTTCTCTATCTCCATTTTGGATATCCTCACAAAGTACCATTTTACCAGCTAAGTAACACCACTTATCAAGTTCTTTGATATCTTGTACCGAACCACCATCTTCCATAATCTTATCCCAAGTTTCTTTATTATTAATACCTACTTTTCTTAGAACCTTAACTAACTCATTGTTCTTTCTAATGAAAGTTCCTTTTGCAGTTTGTTCGGTGAATACATTCGCCGCCCAAGGTTCAATACCAGCAGATACATTTCCAGCTAATTTAGAGTTACTAACTGTTGGAGCAACTGCTCTTAAGTGAGTGTTTCTAAATCCACTTTCTCTACACCATAGAGGTTCACCATATTCTGATGCTAAATCTCTTGATGCTCTATCTGATTCTATCTTTAACTGAGAAAAAATCTTACGAGTTTCAAATTGAGCTTCCATACCTTCAAATGGAATACCATTTTGTTGTAGGTAAGTGTGCCATCCTAAAACTCCTAATCCTAATGCTCTACCCTTTTCAGCAGATGCAACAGAATTTTCAAATCCTCTCATGTTTTTAGCCTTTTGGATAAATTCAGAAAGTACTCCATCTAAGAACCAAGTTGCTGTATAAACTAAATCAGTATCTCTCCACTCATTGTACTTAGATAGATTTACTGATGATAAACAACAAACAAATGAATGGTTCTCATCTGTATGTAATGTAATTTCAGAACATATGTTTGTCATATGAACTTTTAATCCATTTTTTTTGTACATATCAGGATTTGATTTGTTAACATTTCCTTTGTACATGATGTATGGTTCACCAGTTGCTTTTCTTTTTTGTAGTAATTTTCCCCACTTTCTTCTCGCATCAGGTTCTCCTTGTTCGAGTTTTCTCATAAACTTATCACCTACAACTGCACATTGGTGTAGATTAAGTGATTGTCTATTTACATCTCCTTTAGGTTCTCTGATTTCTAACCATTCTTCGAAATCTTTGTGGTCAATATTAAGGTTAACAGATGCTGCTCCTCTTCTTACTGAACCTTGGTTAGTTGCAAGTATCGTAGAATCGTATATCTTAGCAAATGGCACAACACCATCAGATGTTCCATTACCTGTAATAGTAGCTCCTGCTGGTCTGATTTGATTGATACCAATACCAACTCCACCACCATGTTTTGCAAGTAACATTAACTCTAAGTTTTTAGAACCGATATCATATATTGAATCAGCAACGTCAATACCGAAACAAGATATAGGTAATCCTCTATCAGTACCAGTATTTGAAAGAACTGGTGTTGCTAAGTTTAACCAACCTTTCCAAATGTAATCAAAGAATTTAGTTGCTAACTGTGGTTTGTCTAATCTCTGAGCAACTCGTGTTGCAACTCTCCAATATGCATCTTTTGGTTTTTCACCAGGTAACAAATATCCTTTAGATATAGTTTTAACATATATCTCTGTATTTGCCCATGATGGGAAATCAACATCCAATTCCCAACCCAAATCTGCTCCGTAGTTTGTTTTTGCCATTTTATATTAATTGTTTTATAGTTTTCTTTTTTTGAAACACACCTTCTGTAAAATATGACCAATTACAAGTATGTCCCTTTTCAATTATTTTTGGATAATTTTCTCTGTGAGTTGAATTAATTTCAAAATAATGTGAATGTAAATCGCTAGTATCTCGACAAGCAAAATAACTGTAAATTGATAATACACAATTTTCATTTGAAATTAATTTTGAGTAATCTTCAAACTTAGAATAGTTAGGGTCATCATAAGTATCCATAAAGATACCATCAAACTTAACATCTAAAGTTGGGATTACATCTACCCAATTACCAAAATATAAATGAACTTCCTCTTTACCTTCCGCCCACTTCTGAGCTTTCTTAAAGATTTGTGGATTTGATTCAATACAATGATAATTACCAACCTTATTATAGATTGCATCAGCACTATATCCTAATCCGAACCCAACATCTAATACCTTTCCACCATTTTGTGTAACGATATTAGAATAAAACTCCATCAGTTCTTTGGATACTATATCCATTACAATTTTGGAATCATCTTCTTGATACGATATTCTCGTATCTGTTAATGTAACCTTTTGTTCTTTCAATTTATTTTAAAATAAGTCATCCCAATCTTCACCCTCATTAGCCTTACTATAATCAGTAGGTCTAACTGCGAAGAAATCGGTATGAGTAAGTCCACCTGTAAGGTGATAGAACCATTCTAACTTTTCAGCCTTCGTTTTATCGAATTCATGAATGGCTTCATAACCCAATTCTTGTAATTTTGTATTTGTTCTTGCTTTAATAAACTCTTTCAAATCTTCCTTTTCAAGGTTTTCTAAATCACCTTGTTCAAATATCATATCAATAAAGTTTGTTTCCAACTGAACAATTAATCTTGAAGCTTCTTCAATTGATTCTTTACATTCATCCAACAGTTCAGGATATTCAGTACACATTTGTCTGAATAATTGACAACCCATTCTTGAATGTAGAGATTCATCTCTTACACTCCATTTCATTTGTTGTCCAATACCTTTTAATAGATTTCTCATTTGGAATGAGTAGAGTACTGCAAATGAAGAGTATAGAGATACTCCTTCAGCGAATGCTGAGAATATTGCTAAACTTCTACCAACTTCTTTTCTTGCTTGTGGATTTGTTGCCAAATCTGTATGTTTCCATTCAGCAGTAGTTGAAGTAAGGAGTTCAAACTTTTCAGCAACTGCAGGTTCGTGCAGAAATGCTGAAAAGTCATCTAATCCTAATGTTTCATTTAAGTATGAATATGCAGTAGCATGAATTGTTTCTTGTGAACCAAACATCATCGCCATCTGTCTTATCTCGTGTTTAGGAAACCAATCAGTAACCATATTAGTCCAATAATCAGAAACTGCACATTCAGTTTGAGCAAAACCAAGTAGAATATTCCCCACTAAGTTTTTCTCAGCGGTTGTTAATCTTTCATTCCAATCTTTAACATCACCTTGCATTGGGATTTCTGTATGTAACCAAAATGCTTGTGCTTGTTTTAACCAACCTTCTGTGTAGTAAATTGGATATTCAAATGGTTTGAAAGGAATACGTTCTGTAAATAGTCTGCTCATGATTAGTAATATTATTTAGATTCGTCTACCGAAGCTTTTCTATAATCAGTTACTAATTTTTTAACTTCACCAATTGCTTTTCTTGCTCTTGATTTAGCTGCCTTTGATGTTCCATTGTGTTCTGTTTCGAATTGAACGAATAAATCTTTTATTTGTTCAAATAATTCTTGTGAATTTGCCATAAATTTTATTTTTATTAATTGTTTTTTGAAGTGACCAAACTAATGGTCGTGTTTATAATTATAGTATATATTAAAAAACGATTTAATTTTATACTAATTTGTTTAATTTTTTTATTTTATCATAGTACCTCTAATTTATATCAGTCTATAATAGATTTTTTTGATATACTTTGCGTAACAAATCTTTATTAGATATAGAATTTATATCCATACCCATTTTGCCATTGTAATCAGATGCCAACTCACTCCATGTTGATAATGGAACTGTAAAAATATGTCTTGTGTTACATAAAGCATAAAGGTCTAGAAAATTTTTAGTATTTAATTCTAGAGGAATTTCCCAAGATGTTAGTAATTCATAAAAATCTTCTTTCCAAACTAAATTTTTTGAATATTTATCAAGCCATCTTTGGTTTGCATTACAATTAAACATACTATAATCCAAATCATGAGAAATATAAAATTTTTGATTAGGAGATTTAGCTAAAATAGCATCTATTTTTTCAAAGTAAACTTCATCTTTTATAAAATCAAATTGATAATGTTTCCACGCTGGCATATCATTTACTTTCATTTTTATATAATCAGAAAGTATATCATGATTCCAACCTTCAAATAAACTCAAATCAATTGTGTTTCCATCATTAATTCTAACACCTCTACCTCTTCGTAAATGAATACCAATACAACCTTGTACTACTTTTTTAATTCCATCATTTATCTCATCGTTTATAAATTTTAAATCCTTAATAAATCTAGTAGGATAGTTTTTTACAAAGTCATGAATATGTCTTTTTGTAAAATCAGTAAAATAATTTTTATCATTATCTAATTTTAAACTACCATTAAAAATATCTTGAATCATCTTATCTGTAAGTGGTATGTAATTACTAAAATCTATTTTTGTTACATCTTTTACTTTTGTATCTTCTAAGTTTACACAATTATTAGTTTCAGGATTTTGTTTAATATCAATAATAATTTCAAATTTATTATTATGGATATTATTTATAATTTTAACCAACTCCCAAACAAGTAATCGATTGGATAAACCTGTATCATTTGGTACATTTCTATTTCCCAATATTTCATCTATTGGTCTAAATATACCTCTCTCGTTTAAATCTGCAACAACTATTTTCATATTATCCCATATTCTCTACATACTTTTTATGTAGTAGTTTTTTTGTTTCTAATTGTCCACTCGCAGATTGTTTTGTTGCAATTACACCATCTGGTGAATTACCTTCGTAAACTTCAATGTAACCTGTATTTGTATTCATCTTACAAGGAAAAGTAATTCCATCAGGTCCAAATCTGTTTTTCATAATATGAGCTCTTGCAGTATCATTCAATTTATCTTTTGATTTTCTACTCCAACTCATAATGAAATCTGCATTCATTACTTTTGCGTATGAATCAGCAATTTTATCTGCTTCAATAACTTCCGAATCAATCGCTGAACGATTGGTTTGTGATGCAGTCCATACTGGTATTTCAAGTGCTCCACTCATACCTCTTAAATCTATATAAACTCCACCTTGTTCAGCATATGTTGAATCAGTTTTGTTTGAATCTGATAATAGTAAATCTGCATAATCTACTATAATTAAATCAGGTCTATTACCTGTAACTATCATTTTTTCAATGTGTTGATTTAATTTCTTAACAGAAACTCCTTTTGGTGGAAAATATTTAATAAGTAACTTTCCTTGTAGTGATTCTATTTTAGATTTAACTTCTTCTTTCTTATCTTTTAAATCAGTTGAAGGTATTTGAGTAAATACAGTGTCATATCTAGCACCAACATAGTGTTCTGATAACTCCATAGAGTAATGAACCACACTTAAACCCTTTCTAACGGCATCTGCACCAATTGCAGTAAGTATCCATGTTTTACCTACACCCGAAGGAGCAACGATTACACCAAGTTCACCTGGTCCTAATCCTCCATCCATTAAATCGTTTATAGGTTTCCAATTAGTTGGAACAGTTGAACGTTTCAAATCTTCCATACGTTCATCAAAATCTTCTTTATAATCCAATCCTAAATCAGTTTCAGTACCAACTTTCATTGCATTATCTACTAAATCTTTTATTCTATCATAAGAACCTGCTTGTAATAAATCTACCGATTGTAATATTACATTTTTTAAATTCTGATTTTTACAGAAGTTTGTAAATTCATCTTTGATATAATCTAAATCAATATTACCAACTTGTGTGAAAACATGACGAAGTTGTTCAACAACAGTTTTCTTTAATACTTCATTATCTACTTTTGATAATTCTGATTTAAATACATCTAAAGTTGGAGGTTTTCTATATTCGTTATGATAGTTAATTATTTCACTTATAATCCATTTATTTGCATCGTTCTCAAAGAACTTTGGATTATTTATTTCAGATATAGTATCTAGAAATTTACTATCAGTAATGAGTGCAGATACAACCTTTGATTGAAAGGATTGTCCATATTTTGATAAAGTATCTACTTGTTCTGCCATTGAGTATTTTTAAAACTTATACAAATATACGAAATTATTTTTATAATTCCAAATTAATCTGTAATTAAATTTCCGAAAGTTGTTTTTAACCAATCATTAATATCACCGAAACTACCTAATGATTTATATTTTAATAAAATTTTCATAAAAGCCATTTTATTAAGAGGTTCAATTGGTTCGTTGAATCTATCTAGGGTCTTCATTTTAATTTGACCTGAAATATCTACATCATCTAATTGCATCAAATCTTCATTAAGTAAGATTTGTCTTTTTGATTTAAGTATATCTTTGTAGATTTTTATTTTACCTTTAGTTTCTATTTCCTTATCTTCACATAATTGTAATAAATCATCTACTGATAATTTTTTATCTTCTGTTATTTCAGGAAATCGTTTCACTACGGTTTTAATACCACATCCATATACACCAGGTATATTATCTGATTTATCACCATCTAATACTCTGTATAGTAAAAGGTTTTTTGATTCGATACCAAATTCTTCTTTTACCATTGTAGTATTATACATTTTCTTTTTGGTGGGTGACCAAACGATGGTTGTATCATTAACTAATTGTAGGAAATCCTTATCAGTTGACATAATCACCGCTTGTTCATTTTCTTTTAAAAGATTTGTGGTTATATACGCCATGATATCATCGGCTTCAACACCATCATATATCATAGTTGTGAGAGGTAATCCATGTAACATTTCGTTTAACCAAACGAATTGTCTTTTCATAGATTCTCTTTCATCCTCATCGTTCATTAAATCAGCATATGCTCGATTTACTCTGAGTTTGTTTTTATCTCTCTGTGCTTTATAACCACTAAATACCTTTTTTCTTCTTTTTGAACCACCCTGTCCATCAAACACTACAACAACACGAGATGGTTGAGTTTGTCTAATTGCATAACCAATAGATTTTAGGGCTCCTGTTACACCACCAATATGGTCTCCATCCTCATTCATAGTGGGGATAGATGACCAACATCTGATAAATGTATTTAACCCATCAATAATTAATACACGAGAATTCTTGTGTCTATTGATATTAGTTTCTCTATCGGTTTCAACCGAATCTAAAATGTTCTTGTAGAGTTTTTTCATTATAATACAGTTTTACCGTCAAAGTAAGTTTGTAATGCACCTATTCTATCATCTGCATCTACTAACTTAACGAGAGCTTCCTCTGCATTTTTGTAGAAATCTTCAGTAGAATGGTCACCAATACCAACTGCCTTTTTACCTAATAGTTCTAATGAAAGGAGTGCTTTTGCTTTATCTGCTTTAGCACTACTCATTAGCATTTCATATAATTTTATGTCCATAATTTATTCATTTATACCAGCACCTTTGGTATCTACTTCCATATTATCAATATCAAGAGTATCACCTTTATATTGTAAGATAGTTTCTTCACATATCTTTTTATAAATTTGTTCTCTTAGTTCAGTATTCTCACCCATCAAAGGAATAAAATCTTTTGATTGGAATTTGAATTCTTCACCTGTTTCTGTATCGTAATATGCATACCATGCACCAGCTTGTTTTACCAATTTGTTTTCTTTCATAACTCCGAGCCATGAACCGTAGTTATCAATTCCTCTATCAAAGTAGATTTCAAAATCAGCCGCCCTTAAAGGTGGTCCCATTCTGTTTTTTACTACTTGACAACGAACTTTCATTCCCACTGTCTTATCCTTACCATTTACCTTCATCTTGATTTGTCCCATATTCTTTAACCTTAATCTTACAGATGCGTGAAAAGCAAGAGCTTTACCACCACTTGTAGTCCAAGGGTCTCCGAACATAGCATTCATCTTCTGTCTAAGTTGGTTAGTGAATACCAATGAGATTTTCTGTCTACCAATCATATTGGTAATCTTTCTCATTGCCTTAGATATAATAATAGCTTTATCAGTAGCATATCCATCTTTCTTGTAATCTGCCGCTAATTCATTAGTTGTAGAAGCAGCCGCAACTGAATCTACTACTATTGTTACTATTTTATCTTTGGAAGTTTCT